TAAAAAGATCTTTGCCTTCATTGGCATTCTCAACCACCATTTGCGCTTGGTCGAATGTCAGGTGCTCTCGTAAGTAGTTGCCCATCTTCAAGTCCTTAGCTACCGATCATTGATTTTTTATCAGCAGCTTGTTCGCCTTGGCCTTTTTTCTCAGCGCCGTGGCCTTTTGGCATAGACTTCATCGACTTCGCTGCTTTACCACCAGGAACATTTACATTACCTGCATTGTCCTCTTTTGTTGATGGTTGAGCTAGGCCGCCTTGTGTGCCGCCTGTTCCGCCGTCTCCGCCTTGTACCAAGTTAGAAGCAGTGCCGCCCATGTCGTTCTTACCAGCTACAGTTGACTTAGTGTTTGCACCATTGTCGCCCATTTTTGGTGTTACTTTTTCAACATATTCACGCATCTGCTCTGTTGCAGACTTTTCAGTAGCTTCTTCAGAATCTTTATCTGCTTCATCTACTTCTTCGTCTGAACCTTCTATTTCTACAGATTCTTCTTCAGCTTCTTCGCCGCCTTCATCATCTGCATCCATATCCATATCCATATCGCCTTCTTCGCTGTCGTCATCTCCACCTTCTTTGTCTTGCATTAGGTCTTCAAACTCTGCTTTAAGGTCTTCTAGTTCTGCTTCTAGATCTTTGATATCACCTTGTGTTGCAGGTGCATCATCGTCTCCACCATTGTCCATGTCCATGTCCATGTCCATGTCGCCGTCGCCCATGTCCATTTTCATATCGTCTTCAGCATCTCCGCCCATCATAGCGTCCATGCCCATGTCGTCTTCTTTAGGCTCAACTTCAAACTCGTCTAGATCAAAATCTTCGTTTGTTTTTTCTGAATCTTTGTCAGCATCTGCATCAGCTACTTTTTTAGCACCAGGATGCTTTTGCTTGTCAGCTTTTTTATCAGCTTCTTCAACGTCTTTGTCTTCATCTTTTGATGCTTCTTCAACGTCTTTATCATCTTCTTTTGCTTTTTCGTCGACTTCTTTGTCTTCTACATCATCAGCAAGTAGATTTTCGTAGATGTCTCTTGACTTTTCTACTACAATTTCGTGGAATAATTCTTCCGCTTTATCGCGGTCATTGTTTACAAGATGCTCAAGCATCTCTTCAAATTTAGCTTTATCTGCCATTGTTTTCTCCTATAAATGTTATACCTATGGTAAGGCTGTCATATGTATTTACTGATTAGGGAGAAATATGCGTAGAAATAGGCTCAAAACGAGCCATTTTGACTATTTACTAGGAAAGTTGGTAGATTTTTTTAAAATCTTCCACTGTAATAGTGCTAAAGTTCTTAAATTTATTTAGTTCCTCTGGACAATAATTATCAGATGTTATTACTCGTATAAACTGTGTGTCACTGTGTTCTTTGACTACAGCAGTGGTTTGTCTTAACCAATTTCCAAAGAAAGTTGCACCGTCTGTGCTTTTTTTATAATTAGGTGTATCAGCATATAAATTATTAAATTTTGAACCTTTTTCTAGGCCTCTATAATCAAAACCTAAAATATAAATTTTTTCATAACCGTGTTGACTAGCAAGCCATAGTGCAGTAGGCCCTGAACTCCAACCTTTGCTAGGATTAAATAAATTTAAACGAGGAATTCTGTCGTAAGCTCTATTAGGATTTGTCCAAACTGTGTGCTTTTTTTGATATCCTGATTTAGATATTTCTAAAATCATTTTGACGTCTACTGCAACTAAGTAATCTGGAGCAAATGTTCGATAAAGAGCATTACAACCGTATGTTTTACCAATTTTTGCAAGTTCTATAATATCTATTGATTTTCTACTGGTACCATTACCTATAACAAATGCTGTGTAATTATTGTTTTTTTCTTTAGGAGATTCAGGTACTATTATGTCTTGTCGTTTTTTTGTGCGTCTAGATTCTTTTTCTTGTCTACGCTGTTCGCGTACAAGTCGCCATTGTTCTTTGGTGTATTGACTTTTATCTATTTTGGCCAACGGTTACACTCCCGCTGCTGCTGCTTGTCCTGCTATTCCGTACATCTGTCTTACAAAGTCTAGTTCTTTGGCTTTTTCTTCAGTGTGAAGTTCGCTAGATTTTCTTGCACGATTTATTTGTTTAAGTGTTAGTCTTGTTTTTCTAGTATCATCTAGATCAACAATGCTTTGATCGTACTGAGGATCATACCTATTGTCTTCAGTAGGTTCTAGTGTTTGTTTGTCGTAATAAAAAAGTTCTCTCAGTATCATAGTATTATTTACCTTAGACTGCGCCTTCACCTTCGCCACCAGTTGGTGGTGGTTCTGCAGCCGCTGCATCACCTGCTGCGGATTCTGGTCCTTCACCTTCACCGCCTTCCTCGCCGCCTTCAAGATTTGCTTGATCTTCAGCACCTGCAATATCAGCACTTATGCCTGCACTGCTAATTCCTACACCACGCATTTCACCTGCAGCATCACCTGGAGGGGGTGTAAGTGTTTCATCGTTTTCTTCTCTCCACATACGTTCATTTTCTGCAAGATCTTCTTCACTTAGTCCTAGGAAGCGTTTTAGAGCAAAACGATTTGAAATAAATGGAATTGCCTGCACCTGTGCAAAAGAACTTATACGTTGGTTATCAAGTTCTGTTTGTCTGTATGCAGCAAAGTTTTGTGGTGGTTGAAATTTAATATCAAACATTGCTGTATCAATGTTTACGCCTTTTTCTAGCAAATAGCGTTTAAACTCTTGATCAAATTCTTCTACAAGTAGATTTTGTAATCTTTCACAATATGTGTTAAATCTTAATTCTTGAATAAATGCTGTGCCAACTCTTCCGTCATTGTAACTTGCTTGGCTATCGTCTGCGCCGGTAGGTAAGTATGAACTTGGAATACGCAAACCTCTTACTAGTTTGTTAGTAAAATATCTAAGGTCATCAATTTCTCCTAGGTTTGTACCGCCTGGTAGTGTTTCAACCTTTGATCCACGTCCTTCTGCTGTTTGTGGGAAAAAGTAATCTTCGTTAGTTGACAGAGGATTGTATGCTGAATCAATTACGTTTGTACCTCCACCTGTTTTTGAAGGAATGCGTCTTTGGTGTATTTCTGTTTTCACACGCTCTACAAACTGCATAGCAAGGTGACTTGGCATGTTACCTACGTCAACATAAAATACTCTACGCTCAGGTGCTCTCTGCACACGATAGATAATAATTGCGTCTTCTAATAGTTCTTTTTGTTTGTATACTTTGAAAATAGTTTCTAGTAGACTGTTACCAAACGGAAAGTTGTTGTCTAGGCCTTCTGATAGACTTAGGTGGAACATGTGTTTGGCATCTACAGCAACTTCGCCATCTTCAATTGTAAATCTCGATCCTGCTTGGTTAGGATAGTTTCCAACCATTCCACGTACACCACCTTCATAGTAACCACTGCCACCACCTGTGATGTTTCCGTTGGTTTGATGAGGTTTGGTTGCAACTAATTCTTTGAAATTGAATTGCACATCTTTTACAACATACTGTTCAGGAGTTTTGCCTTCGCTTTCGTTTACAATAATTCTATTTACTTTTGCAGGATCAACGTGATACAATTTTTTAGTTTCAGGATCTCTTAGAAAGAAACCATCTCCGTACTTGAACACATTACGGAAAATTCTAAACATTCTGTTTTCAAAATTGTTGATCTTGTACCACTGCTTGAGATATTGTGAAAGAATTTGTACTTCTGAGTTTGTAGCATCTTTGTGAAATTTAAAATCAAAATGTGTGTCGTTCTTTTTATTTTTTTGTGTGCAAAATTCTGCAAGGATATCTAATGCGGCATTTACTTCTGAATCAAGATCCATAGTATTATATTGACCATAACGCTCAACACGATTGGGCGTTCCTACATAAACGTCTGGAAGATAACTTGAATAGTTTGATCTTGCAGGTCCTGGTCTACTTGATGCACTACCACCACTGATTGGTGAATAACCGCCAGATGTATTATCCCCTGTTGGTACTGGTGTGAAATATTTTTTCCAACTCATTATACACTAAATCCTGTCATAACATTGCCAGACATACCCTTTATACCTTTGAGTTGACGTCTTGCTGTATCATTTACTTGCATATTTATATTAACTAATTGTAGCATAGTTTGGTTCAGGTTGTCAAGTTTTTCTGCAACAGTACCGCCAGAATTGGACATTCCGGTGCTAATTGCACTTGCCTGCTCTGCAAAAGTGCTTGCTCCTGACTCTAAAGCATTGTAAGCCTTGGTTTCTGTAGCATTAAGTACTCTTTCTCCTTTGTGCAACATCGCCATCATATTGCTAGGTAATACTCCTTGACCTCCAAGCACAGCCGCGGATCCTGCTTCCATAAACGGTAAATCCATGCTACCTACTCGTAAAACATTGGCTATAATATCTCTTGCACTGATATCTGCAGAAGATGCTTGTGGTGATGTGCGTCCTTGTTCTATCGCAGTGGCAAATGTTTGCATATCTCCAACAGCGGTGTTGAAATCACCGTAATCAATATCGGGTTGTTGTTGCAGTCTTCTCATTAGATCTTCACCGCCAGTAAATTGATTATCTAGAAATGCTTGTAGTCCGCCAGCGGAAGCTATTTGAGCTTGCATTATTTCAGCTATCTGAGGAAATTGTTCTTTTGTGGTTGCTATTACAGCTGCTAACTCTGCTATTTCTCTTTTTTGTTCGTCTGTAGTGTCTTCTGCATTATACAAATTTTGCATGTTAGTTGCAAGATCATTTAGTGCAGTCGCTTGTGCATCATTTGGATCTTCTGTTCCACTTGTAAGACCCATTGCTCTGCTCAAACCATCTGCCATTTCATTGACAGAGTCGCTCATTGTCATTCTACCTTGCGGACCCATTGCATTACTTAAACTTCTAAAACCTTCTGCAAGTTGTGCTATTGGACCTGTAGGACCTAGTAATTTATCGTTAATGTCTGATCCAAGTTGTCCTAATGCAAGTTCTGCACTGTTGATAGTACGTGTGACTTCTGAGCCTGCACCTTCACCTTCAGCTTCTCTAGCAGCATCTGCTTTTGCAGCATCAAGTGCTTGGGCATATGTCATACCTGCATCTCTATATCTTTGAACTGCTGTTTGCATGTCGCCACCGCTTTCGAGCATAGTCGCTGCAGCTTGACCAAATTGGTTAGCATCTGCTAGTAATGCAGTTTGTAAAAATTCTGGGCTGTTTATTCTGTCCATTATTGCGCCGCCCATGTTGTTTACCATGGTGTCAATGTTATTGCTTAATGGAGTGTTTGCTATTCCTCTAAATGTTGATTGAACTGCATCAGCTGCTGGTCCTAGTGCAACTATTCCTCTTCTTGCTTCTTCACTTTTTACTTGCCCAAGTGCAAATGTTTCTTCAACTGCTGCAACAGCATCTGGACCTGCCATACTAGCAGTCATCATTGCCTGTTGATACTGTTGTCTAGCAGCCATTGCTGCTTCTTTGCCTTGTGTTTGTTCTATCAAACGGAATTTGGCTTCAACTTGACCTTTTCTCATACTAGCATCTATTTCTGCTTGTATTTGATCTTTTTGTTTACCTGTCAGTTTGGCCATAGCGTCCATTTCACCAGCTAAGGACATTGTTGACTCTAACAGTAAATTTCTTTGTCTTTCATCTGTAAGGTTTGCACGTCTATTGATGGTCATTTGTTTGGCTAGCATTTCATTAATGCCTTCAGTGGTCATGCCCATCATTAATAATCTATCTGCATAACCATCTGCAGATTCAAAAAATGCTTCGCTGAATCTTGTAAATGCTCTAGCACCTTGGGTAACATTACCTCCTAGTGCTGCAAATCCAGTTGAATTAGCAGTAACTACACCTGCAAATTGATCTAAGGTCATTCTAGTGTTTGCAGCAGATTTTTTAAGTTCAAGTATGTCACCACCAAATGCAGCACCAGATTGGCTCATGCTTCTGAACGTGTCTACATAGGCTTCACCAGCTTCTATTATAGCGTTTGCGCCTCCGCCAACAATTTCTCCAATGTTACCAAAGTTTTTTGAAATTAGATCAGTGGCTGTGCTAATTCTAGCTGTGCCATCATATACACTTGCTCCAAATCCGCCAATTGTTCTAACTGTTCCGCCAGCAACTGTGGTTAGTGCACCAAGTATTCCACTAGCACCATCTGCACTGTCAGCTGTTCTCTGTAGATTATCGCTTATGTTTGTAGAACGGGAGCTTATAGCACCCATTTTTTCTGCTAGTGCAGAAAGCGTGGATTCCGTGGCTATATTATCTATTTCAACTTGATCGCCGGTTATCCTGATTGTAGCCATATTTCGTTAGATCCTAAATTTTTGTCATATAAATATATGTAAAGTATTTATCGGAGTTAAAAATATGGAAAATCAAAATCCGTTGTCTAAGTACTACAGACAGCCAAAAGTTTACCTTTCTTTGCCTAGCAAAGGTGAATGGTATCCCGAAGGCATGTTAGACGGAGATCCAACTAATCTTCCTGTATATGGTATGACAGCTATGGATGAGATTATGTTTAAAACTCCAGATGCTCTTTTCAGTGGAGAAAGTGTAGTATCGGTTGTAAAAAGTTGCATACCGGCTATTAAGGATCCGTGGCAAATGCCTCAACTAGATATTGACAGTGTTTTAATTGCTATTAGAATTGCTACCTACGGACAAAAATTACAAACAAAATTCAAATGTAGTAAGTGTAAAGAAGACAATGAAAGTGATTTTGATCTAAGCAGGGCTTTAGAATATTTTAACAGTCTAACACACAACAGTGTTGTGTACTGTGATCCACTTATTGTAAAACTACGTCCGTATACATATAAAGAATTTACTAATCTTCAGTTGCAAACCTATGAATTAAGAAGAATGTTAAGTAAGACAGTAGGAGATGTCGAAGAAAGTCTTAGAACTAAAACACTTGACGATTTTTATAAAAAATTAGGTGCTGTTCAAACTGGAAGTTATAAACAACAAATTGCGTCTGTTGAAGCAGATGACACAGTTGTTGAAAATACACAACAAATAAATGAATGGGTAAACAACAGCGAAGTAGGTTTTTTTGATAAAATCAAAAAACATCTTGAAGAACAACGCAATGAATGGCGTATTCAACCACAGAAAATAAAATGTGCTAACTGTGAACAAGAAAATACTGTTAACATGGATCTTGACGCATCAAATTTTTTCGTCTTAAGCTAATTCCACTCAACGATTCTGACATCATGAAAGAGGTAGACAATATCGACCTCGAAGCTAAACAAATCAAAGATGAAGTTTTTCGCATAAGTTGGTATATGCGTGGAGGAGTAAGTTCTAATGATTTGTTTTGGGTATACAGTGTTGAAGATAGAGAAATTTTAAATAAAATTATAAAAGATAATATCGATACTACCAAAAAAGCAGGAATGCCTTTGGTTTAGTTTGCATATAGATTTCTAAAGTCTTGCATTACTCTTTCTACATCTTCAGCAGATTCAACACCTTCCATGTCAAGTTCTCCACTTTCAACTGCTTCTAGCATTCTATCAGCAAGTTCGTCCATTTCTTCTTGTGATAAAGGTTCTGCGTTTCTTACTGCATCTGGTAGAAGACTTGAATCGTGTGCTTCACCAGCTGATTCGTCAAAAGTTTTTATCAAGTCTTTAAACATAGCATAAAAAGTTCTATACTCCATTTTATCAAGTAACCATTCAAGTCCAACAGTGGCTGCAACTCCAGCTGCCCAACCAATCAACGTAGGCAAACTAAATTTTGGTAATTTTGCTCCAGCTCTACCAACTTTCGCAGCGCCAGATAAAAATCTTGCTGTACCAATACGGGCAAAAAGAGAACCAACTAAAACACTTACACCAAGAGCTTCAATGCCCTCATATAGAATAGCTTGTTGTTCGCGTTTATATCTTTTATATTCTAGTTCATATTCTGCTCTAGTCATTGCTTCAGCTTCTACAAACATTAATAAACGTGCTTTCCTAGTTGATGTATTATTCCAATATTGCATTGCCATGTCAATTCCGATAGCTCCTTGCAGTACAAGAGCCCCCCACATGTATGCTTTACGCCATTTTGCAGTATTGTTCCTTACTGAATTTTTTATTCTATCTGTTTCGGCTTGATATTTTGCACCAACAGCTCCACCTCTACTTGCTCTACGTTTATACTCACTTTCAAAGTCATCTAAAGTGCCAGTTTTTCTTGATGCATTTCCTTCTGCATCGTATTCAAGCCAAGTAACACGCCCACCTCTATATTGTTCAGGTATAATATCATTAGGTTGACCTCTTGGAATGTTTAGACTTACACTTGGAGTTATGCCCAACTGTGTAAATGCACCTTGTGTTAATCTAGCAGACAATTGACCGCTCACATTTCTTCCTGTTACAACTCTTATTCTTGATTGTCCTTGACCTCTAATTTCGCCTGTCTGATCAGGGACCCATCCGCTTGAATTTTTTGTGAGTGTGATTTGAGTAGGTTGTCCACCAACTGATCCTTGCACAGTAGTTGTTGTGCCGTTAGGTATTTGATTGAGAATACCCATTGATCTATAGTTTATTTCTTGTTCGCTGACAATTTGGTGTACTAGCATAGTATTTCCTAAAATCTTTAACTGATATTATTTATCACTTGCATAAAAGACTTAAATAATTCACTATGGATAATGAATCAGATGATCCACATGATGATTGTAGCCATTGGGTAGGACACATATAGTATGTACACACATTGGCATATCATAGACGCAAGAACTCAAGAGGTTGTTGTTGAAAAATTGCTTGATTTAGTTCAAGCCAACGAAACCTTACAGATTTTGCAATTACAAAATCCAAATACACAATATGAAATTGTAGAAACACAACAATCATCAGTTAAACCGGGTTTTGGACGTGATCCTGATTTACATTGATTGTAGTAATGAAATGAGCTAACGCTCATTTGTGTTTTCGCTTGCGCTCAAACACATATTTTTTTAAAAGATGATTAATATAAGTGCGAAGCACTTT